CTTTTGTAAATAAACTAATTAGAACGAATTTTGAGTTGACTGGAACGCAGCCTCCGCTATGGATGGTAGACCTACCTTACGGACCGCTGGTGTGTATGGATGAATTAAAAATAAAAACTGGCATAGGTTTATACGATATTTTGACGAAGAACGAGGACTTTGAGATTATTGCAGGCAAAGTATGGATCTATAACCCAGGTATTTATACAGCTCTTTATCAAGGCGGGTTTGGGACACTTCCAGAGGATTTGGCAGACGATATAATGGCTTTGACTGCGTGGCAGTACGAGAACAGAGGCAAGAAAATGAACGCAGACAGACAAGCTCTTATCAGCCAATATCCTAACTGGGATGGACTTAATTATCATCAGTATAAAAAGGTGAATATATAATGGCTGACGGCATTTTCTTCAAGAAACAAAATGCGGCTTTTGATAAATTATTCAAAGATTTGGATAAATATACAAAAGAGGTTGTTGCTGAATTGGATGCTGAAATGCATGCAGGATTGATAGACATGGAAACACAAGCAAAAACATTTGCACCTCCAGGTACTGGTAGGTTAAGAGGCGCAATTAAGGCTGTAAAGCACGCTCCATTAGTATATGACTTGAGGGCTGTAACTGATTATGCTGCCTATGTAGAGTTTGGAACTGGACCATATGCCGAATCATATGTGCCAAGTTTAGATCCAGAATGGCAAGAATATGCAGCTACCTTTAAAAAAGCTACTCCTGGGCACACAAAACAACAACCATTTTTTTATCCATCAATTAATAAGATATTTCCTATTATGATTGAGAGAATGAAAAAAGTATTAGAACCATAATGAAAGATACCTCAAATAGCGTTAGGACAATATATGTCAATGCCCTTAATGGGAATCTTTCCTATAATAGTAAAGATGTGCCTGTATATGGTCAGACACCATTTAGAACGCTTCCACAGAACTATGTAATTATATCAAGCATTATTGAGCAAGCTAGCAATACAAATGATTCTTTTGGAAATATAGTCAATGTAGATATAGACATATTTAGTGAACAATACAGAGTAAATGATTTGTCGGTTGTAGATAACATTGCAAGTCAGATTTTAAACATATTGATACCTGATACAAAAATTGACGGTTTCTCAGATGCTGACTTTATTGTTTATCCTATGTCTAGAACAAATTCATTATATTTACCTTTGTATAACGGCGACAATTATGTTGCTCGTAAAATAATAACAATCAATAATTTAGTAAACCAAAAATAAAAAACAATGGCACAAGTTCAAGGTTCTACACAAGGTGTAGATATCGATGTAGCAGGCGGTACAGATTTTGATTCTCTAATCTGCCTTCGTACATCTTCAGTAAACGGTACAACTGATTCAACAGTTGAACAAACAAATTGCGGAACATTCACTTCAATTGGCAAACCTACAATGTCTGTTGATTTTGATGCAATCTGTGAAACTGCTCCTACTTCTTCACAAGTTTCTTATGGTGCATTATTGACTGCATTTAATAGCGGAACTGAAATTAATGTAAGAGTACAAAACCCAGTTGTAACTGGATCTTCTGTTGGCGCAGCTTATTATCATCAATTCAAAGGTTATGTGACTTCATTGACACTTAATCAATCTACTACTGAGTTTATCAATTTCTCTGGAACAATTCAATCTAACGGAGCTATTGACATTATTCCTTAATACTAATTATGAACTATACTACTATTACTATAAATGGTGAAACCATTGGTCTAAAATTTGGCATGGCATCATTTAGATATTTGACTGATAAATTTGTTGATGGTATATCCTTTAATGATAATGTAATAAACGAGATAGGCATTTCTCATATTATATACAGCGGATATTATAACAATTGTTTAGTCAAAAATGAAAAGCCTGCATTAACATTTGAAAATATTGTTGATTGGTTAGAAAAAAATATAAAAAATCAACAAACATTAAATGAAATAAATAATGCAGTTAATATTTGGTCTGAATCAGATGTTATAAAAGAAACGCAAGAAGACGGTACAACAAAAAAAAAGAACTCTCGTGGCAAGAAATAGAAGCATTCGCATTTGGAGAGCTTAAATTATTACCAAGGGATTTTTATGAAATGAGTCCGTATCATTTATCATTAATGATTAAAGGACATAAAGAGAGTAAAGTAGATAACTATAAACTTGTTCGGCTATTGATGTTTACAATGGTTAGGTTAATGGGCGATCCAAAATCATCGCCCAAATCACCAGAGCAATTATGGGAATTACCTGGTGATGAAGATTTGAATAAGATAAACGAGGATGAGTATAGAGAGTTAATTAAAAGATTAGCAAAATGAGCGCACCGATTTTAAAGATAGATATTCAAGCTAATGCTAGTCAATTATTATCTGCGATAAATAAAGGGCTAGATAGAATTAAAGAATTAGGCGCTACAATTGAATCCCTACCAACTGGGGATAAACAATTTAATAAGCTATCTCGTGAACTTGCAAGAACACAAAATACTGTTAAGCAATTAAGTGATAGTTTTAATAAATTGGGAGTTGAAACTCAACAAGTTGTTCCAAAATTAGAAAAAGTTGGCAACTCTAGTAAAAGTGCAAGAACTGCATTAACAAGTCTTTCTCTTACTATACAAGATTTACCTTTTGGATTCTTAGGTATACAGAATAACCTACCTGGTGTTATACAAGGTTTTGGTAATCTTACCACAACTACAAATGGCAAATTATTACCAGCCTTTAAAGAAATAGGTAAAAGTTTGCTCGGACCAGCAGGAATTTTTTTGGGATTTAGTGCTGTAACATCTATTATTACAATAGCTATACAAAAATATGGCAGTTTAAGTGAAGCATTTAATTCTTTAATATCTGGAACTAAAACATTAAGTAAAGATCAAAGAGAATATGCTGCAAATCTTGCAAAAGAAGCAACAGATGTCGTAACTCTTGCAGCTTTATATAAAAGTTTTGACGGTGATCGACAAAGACAAGTTGAAGTTATACAAAAACTTAATCAATTATCTCCAGAATATTTTGGCAATTTAAAAGCTGAAAAAACAAATTTAGATCAAGTAAATAAAAGTTTAGATAAATATATAAGTTCATTTATTGGTAAAATATATATAGAATCTCAACAAAAAAGAATAAATGAATTATTTACTAAATATGCAGAACAAGTTACTAAAATAGTTGACAAAGAAATTGACAGAAAGAAAAATATAAAGGAAACAAAACAGCAATTAGATGGCGCAACTCAATCTAATGCTGAATTTTATAAATCAATAGTTGATGGAGTTAAAAAAGTAGGAACTGGTGATATTAGTGTTGGTATAAAAGTAAAACCTATAAAAGGTACAACACAAGAGGCTATTGATAATATAAAAGGAGAATTAAAAAAACAATTAGAAGGTGTATTTGGAGAAATTGATATATTTAAAGGATTCATAAATATTGATGAAGAATTTAAAACTAAAGGTGCTAAAAAAATAAAAGATACTATCATTGATTTAAAATATGAAGTAGATGATTTAGCAAAGTCTTTTAGTTTTGAAGAAATAATAAAAAAAGCATCAGAATTAGCAGGTGTTTTATTAGATCAAAAGGGAACTATAAAAAATGGCGTAGTCGTATCAAAAGAGTATACTAATACTTTTGTAGAAAGAGCTGATGCGTTAAAACAATTACAACAATTAGCTCCCGAATATTTTGCTAATATTAAATTAGAAAAAACATCTTACAGTGATTTAGATGATTTATTATTTACATATATAAGAGGTTTACAAAATTCTAGAGATGAAATAATAGCGAGAGCAAATGCCGCAAAATTAGCTGCACAAGCAGATGAAAATACTGCTAGAGCATTAGATGAACAAAATAAGAAATTTGATCAAAATATTTCAAAAATCAATGAATATAATGATGCAATTGCAAATGGCACATTTAATGCTTATTCAAAGGGAATTAAAGGTGTTGAGATATATACAAAACAATTAGGTGATTTACAAAAAAGATTTGAAGATACTAAAAATGCTTTGCAAACAATTTTTTTTCAACCTTTATCGGCAGCATTTGAAGAATTTTTTAATACTGGAAAATTAACATTTGAAGAATTTGGTAAAACAGTTTTAAAAAATATAAAAAGAATTGCAGCTCAATTGCTTGCAACACAAATTGTACAAAATTTATCTCAGTTATTAAATCCTGCTGGATTTATTGCTAGCGGAGGTGCAAGTGGGTTACCATCTATTTTAGGAAGACAACAAAGAGGTATTTTAGGAGCATTTCAAGGGATTGGGTTTGGAGGCGTAGCTGCACCAAATATAGGCGGCTTATCTGGCGGTTCTTTAGCAATGAGTGGCGGTGTTAACCTTGTTCTTCGTGGTTCAGATCTTGTGGGTTCAATCAATCGTACTAACGCACAAATTTCAAGAGTAGGATAATGGCTTGGGGCAAAAAATATACAATGTCTTTTTACACTCCCGAAGAGGAGTTGTGTACTGTTGACTTTTACGTAGAAAATTATGTCGGAAGTGTTACAACATTAAATCCAGCAGAGAATGCATTTATATTAAGAGAGTTCAACACTGATGATGATATATTTAAGCCAGTTCGTGGTCAACAAGCCGAAATTTCATTTGTAGCAAATAGCAGCCTAAGTATATCAGATTTTATTGGCAATAATGATAATTATTGTTATGTAGAATTCAATTATCTTTTTGCTGGGTCAAGTTCTATTTATTGGATTGGATTTTTGATGCAAGATGACTTCCAAGAGGAATGGATGGATACAAATAGAATTATTACACTAAGAGCATCTGAGGGGCTTGGATTACAAAAAAGCAAAGAATTAGCAACATATACAACAACTCCAGGTTATTATAATTTCTTTGATTTAATAACTCGTTGCATATCTGATGCTGCTGTAATTACTGGTAAGTATCAATTTATATATGTAATAAATTCATTATATAATGATGCAAATGATAGCACATCTGCTATATCTCCACTTGCTCAAAATTATATAGACTTAAATACGTTTAGTATAGGTGACGGTGAGTTTGAAGACAAATACACTACATTAGAAAAAATTAACACGGCTTGGAATCAAACTATATTTCAAAGATATGGTAGATGGTATATATTAAGATTGGAAGATCTTTATTGTCCTACGAGTACTAATTTAAGAATTAATAGGTGGAAATTTTTAGCATTTCCCGAAGAATGGAGTTTATCAACTGGAAGATTTGATTTGAGTATTGGTAATAGTCAATCAATAAAAGTTATTGAGCCTAATATGTTAAGAAGCATAAATAGGCAAATTAAAAAAACAGAAGTAGACTTTTTTTATAATTATCCAACAGAATTTGTAAGAAATCAAAATTTCCAAAGAGGTGCATTGCAAAGTAGTACTTCAACCTATAAAAGATATGATGTAGATAGTTGGACCGCATATACTGGGACTTTTGCAAGTCCCACTGTTTATACTGGTACAAAATATAGACAAGATACTATAAACTCTTATGGAATCGTTACAGATTCATTTATATATATGGCTGGAACTGGAGGATGGTGGCAAAGTACAACTCAGCCAGTATATAAAAATGATGTATTAGATATATCATTTTTAATAGGAGTTTTATCATTAGTTACATCTAGTGTAAAAATTACAGTAGGGTATGTATATGTTAAAACTGGCGCAACAAGTGGATATTTTCTAGATGACAATGGCGATTGGAAATTATATAATACTTTAAGTACTGCAAATAATGCATTAACTATAAAGTTTGATGATGATAATAAATTAACGACAGATAGATATTTACAAAAATCTGTATTATCAAAACCAGTTCCTGCACAAGGAAATTTGGTTATTGTACTTTTTGGTAATAGAAAATTTGCTCAATTAGAAATTAAATATCAATCTGCTTTTACAAATGTGACTGCACAAAATATTGCTGGGCATAAAGAATTTTATACAAAATCTGAAGAGATTAAGTTCAATGATATTGAACAAGTTTATATGTCAGATGTAGATGGCAATACAAATTTATATGGTGGCATAGTATATGATCCGTCAACGCCGCCAGGATTGCCATTGTTAACGCCGCCGGAATGGTATAGATATAGATATAATACAGAGACATTTAGCTTTTTACGGCAAAACTTAACAGCAAAATATAATTTTAATAAGTTTAATAGGAATAAGATTGACGCAAACTTTTATGGATTGAGTCAATCCGGACAAGCGGTCACTTTGCTTAATACCGTAAGATTTGTAGATGATGATCCTAACAAAATTTATTATATTGCAAATATGAAAGAGATTAACTTCTCACAAGGAACTTGGGCAGCGACCTTGGTAGAAGTTTGGGATGGTGATAGAGACCCTGAAACTGCAACTACTTATCCAACTTATACTAGGGAATTCTTATACAAATAATTATGGCAGACGTAGTTAAAGCGGAAGGCTTAGTAATAACATATAGCAAGAGCGGTCAAGTATACCCGATAGCTTGTAGCAGAAATGCTACATTAAGTGTTAGTAGGGATTTTTATACTTTGGCGGCTAAAACCTCTGGCAAGTTCAAAGAGTTTCTGCCAGGCCGTAGGACATTTACAATAAGCGGAAATGGCTTATTAAAGCTGTCTGAGAGCTTTATGCACGGCTTTACCCTATTTGATTTATTCCAAACTAATGACACTAC